TTCAACGCTTTCCCGTGGATAGACATCACGTTTCTGAATGAATAGCCCATCTCCACACAAATCAGATTCCAGTCTTTCCTAAGGACATACCGTTTGTACAGTACATCGTACTGATTTTTATTTTGCAGATTACTGATTTCCGTAGTAATCTGTCTTCTACGTTCCAGAGCCTGACTTATCATTTCACTGATATCGTTTTCAAGATCTACGATTTCAGCCACCGCGCTGCCAAGCTTGTCCTTGTCAGGTGTTACCTGTACGTTGACTTCTTTCTGTGTAGTCGATATTGATACCGTCATCCCTTTTAACTGCTGCAATTCTTCCGTTTTGTTCCGAATTACGGAATTCAGAACAGCGATCTGGTTTAAGTATGTTTTTGTGTCCATGTTAATATCCTCCCCTGAATGGATTTTTTATTGGTTCTATTTTTGCCGGTTCCCACGTTCCTTCGATAAAATAGGCAAGTGAAGCAAGACAGTCTGGAGCATCTTCATGCTGGTTTCTCCCTTTAATAGTAAATGAGTACAGGTTTCTCATGAAATTTCTATATTCTTTGTTTCTGCACCCAGTGTCTCTGAAGTACCATTCTCTTATAGAACCAGCTTTATCCCATATTCGTTGTGCCTTTCTCATAGAAGTCGGCGCATATTTTGAGACAAGGTTTATTTTCCTTCCTTTTGCTTTTAAAAGTGAATCGACCTCATCTTTGTACCCTTCTCCTCCTTGGTTAGATTCAAAAAAAGCACTTCCGACATTATGTTCAATAATCATATTAACTACTTTTGGTTTTGTAACTTTCTTTTCGGAACTGTCAAATATAACATCGTCGATATATACAGATCCGTCTTCATACATGTATGCTACCGCAAATGCTAGATTATCTTCTCCGCCGAGTGCCACGTCACATGCAGCACATATTCTGTACGGCTCTTCCGCTGGCAAAACACCGTTGTAAAATTTCATATGTTCCGAATTAAAAACAGCACCATCACGTTCAATCGGTTCCTGCTGACACTGTGCGTACCATCCGGCCATATCATCGTTTTCTTCGAACTTAGCTCTTTCAATCCGATAATATTTGGTTGAATAACCAACTCCATAGTCATAATCAAAATTGCTCTCGTCTGTAATCGGATCCAAAGCAGGTATCTTCAAAACATCCCATCGTATATCTTGCGTTTCCGGATTATTTTCCAGAAAATCGCGCCGATCCATATAAATATCTTGCAAACTCCATATCGTACCATTATAGATAACCTTGCATTTTTCTTTTTTTCGTTTCATGACGTTGTTGTCAAAGATAATCTGCTTTCTTCGGAGAATATCTGGATTTAATACATCCTGTATTCCCTCTAAGATATCATCGATAATGAGCCATCCATACGCATCGTACTCACCATTTAGACCCGCTGTAAGTCCTTTTCCAGAAAGAGATTTATATTTTTTCTTTCTTTGCAGATCTACTTTATTATTTTTCGCATCCGTGTCAACAATAATTGCTTTTGGAAACACATCGGAAAAGCAATAAATAGGATCTGTCCAGATTTCTATTACACCTTCAAGAAAGGCTCCTCCAAGTCCCTCTTTATAAGTAACATAAAGATTGCTTGCTTCTGTATTTCTAGCGCATTTCCATGAAGTTGCGAGGGTTAATTCTTGGGATTTTCCTACACGCGCCGGCATATGAACAAAAAGTTCATCCAATTCATCATCCTCAAGCATTTGTAGCTTATCCGTTACTAACTTCAGTGTTTTTCTTCTTGGCTCGTAAAAACGATCTCTACGTTTTCTGTTCTTTTCAACATACAACATGTAGCTGTCAAGAATTTGTGGAGCTTCTGTCTTTAAAATGTTGTAATATGTATTAATCAAGCTGAATTCTGTTTTATTTTGCTGTGCAAAGTCTTCCAATTGCCCGAATGTTCCTCCGCCTGTTTGATTATAAATCAGCTGATTAATAATATTTTTCGCTCTTGAAGATATTTTCGTTCCATACTTGATGTCTTTTTCTTCGATAATAGCTGTTTGGACTGCCAAAGCATACGCATCAAGAACTTGTTCATCTATCCCACGCCGCCGTATATAGTCCTCATATCCATTTATCGTCTTTATCAGGTACTCACTTGCCATAACGTAAAAAAGTGCCTCCTAACTCAAATAAAAAAGTTAAGAGACACCTCTCTGTTCCATGTCCGCATCCGGTCATTGGCTACTGTATTGAATTACTCATTATCATCATCGATAATTTTATTTGCATATTCGTTATATGCCTCGATTTTCGTGGAATAAGTATTCCTTTTAACACTAATTACATTTACGTAGAGAATTTTTCCATTTACTTTCACATATCCACCGGCTTCTGGTACAATCGCCTCAAGAACTTTACCGACTTTGTTTCGCTCTTTATCGTAAAGATGCTTAAGCGTTTTCTTTCCAACTAATTCACTCATGAGGTTTTCGTTTTCATGCTGTAACTGTTCCGCCCGTTTCCATAACTTGATTTTCTCGAAAATTCTCATCACTTTTTCCTCTCAAACAGTTCTTCCGGTAACGGCTGTCCAAGCCAACACATCCGCAGGTACTTTCTGAACGTTGGTTCACTCATTCCTGCTTTTTTACAGGCAACCGCCATCGTGATTTTATGCTGACAGTAATCATTTATTGCATTTGTGAACTTTTCTCTGTCCACTAATATACATTTTCGTCCCATGGTATCACCTTTATTCCTCTGTATGCCGTGTATTCGTGATCTTTCCATATACATCTTCATACAGTTCCTGTTTATCGCCATTGTAAGTATATTCAGCATAGATACCGTCTCCGCTGATCGTGGTTGATGCCAAACATTTGTAATTCTGTAACGTTTTATTCGACCAAACCACGTATACATTGCTTAAATTAACAGGTGTCTCTGGTCTGTTCTTCCGATACCATTCAACAAGTTTCTTTTTACATACACTCTGAAAGTGATCCATTCCTGTGATAATCATGTTTAATCCTCCTACTCCCATCCATCTTGAATCATTTTAGGTTTATACATATGTTCTGTATATCCTTGTCCGTTGCAAAGGTCACATTCCACATCGTAATACTCGTAATCATCGCAACATTCCCAGTACTGAGCTTTATTGCGCTTCTTTGTGATTTTTCCAGTTCCACTACACTTTGGACATTTATGGATTTTATTTCCCTGTATTTCTTTCAACAATTCTGCTAAAGTTGTATTCTCTCCGTAAGTCTTACACAGCCTTACAACATCACATATTTTCATCGTCTTCTCCTGCTTCTTCCATAAGTTAACACTCAAAAGTGGTACGTAGTAATACGGTTGACATTCTTCAACAGTTTCCTTTGCGTCTTCGATTGTTTTACATATCCAAATTGGATTACCGTCCAATGCGTTCACTACCGCATACTGACAATCTTTATATTTATTTCTGGCATCTTCAATCGTCAATATACTAGCATTACGTGATATATTGTTACGAATGCATTTCACCAAATCGAAAATTTTTGCTAAATTCATAAAACATCTCCGCTGTTATCGGTTCTTTACCTATAATCGAATACGCACCACAATAACCAGTAAAACTAACATATCAACTTCTATTTTTGAATAATA